GATGCCTGGCGCAGCGAACAAGCTAGTAACCGTCAAATGGATAAAATAACCAAATGAAAGATTATTCTGAAAGCCTAATTAAACTTAAAGCAATGATTCATCAATACCAAAAACTTGTATTGCAGGGCAAATATGAAGCAGCCGCTGACATTGCAGTAGATATGCAAATCGTTTTGGTTGATCTTCAAGAATGGACAGAGGCTCAAGTTGAACAAAGTTGAGAATATCCTTATATGGTGTTAACATCACATAAGGAGAAAATCATGGAAATATGGAAAGAAATTGCTGGTTGGGAAGATTATTATGAAGCCTCAAATTTTGGGAATGTGCGATCAAAAATAAGAAAAGGCAAAACAGCATTTGGCGAAAGATTGTATGGTGGCAAAGTGTTATCGCCATTTGTTCATTTAAATGGTTATCTGACTGTAAATTTAACTATTGCGGGAAAACGCAAACAATATAGTGTTCATAGATTAATTGCTGAAACATTTTTAGGCCAATGCCCAGATGCAATGGAATGTTGCCACAATAACGGCGTAACAACTGATAATAAAATTGAAAATCTACGTTGGGACACGCCAAAAAACAACCATGCAGACAAAATTAAACACGGCACTTGGGGTGGTGGTCAAAACAGCGCAAGCGCAAAATTAAACGAGCAACAAGCTAGAAACGTTAAATATTCAAAAAAACCATTGACGTATTTTGCTGAAAAATACAATATGTCTATTAGCGGTTTGGGAAAAATTCGTTACGGCGAATCGTGGAAACACATTTAATGGTAACCAAAGTTCAAAAAAAGCATTATGAAAAACTTGTAGAACTGGGTTGTTCTTTGTGTCGGCATTTAGGTTATGGAGAAACAATGCCGCATATTCACCACATCAGACGATTAGGGATGAAACGTGAAAATGCGCCGGTTATACCGCTATGCCCGACTCATCATGTGGGCAATGATGGGGTACATGGATTGGGCAAAAAGGCGTTTGCTCAAAAGTATGGGGTTACAGAAGAAGATTTATTAGCCCAAACAGAGGCGTTATTGTGATTGCTACCCTGCAACTGCCGCTACCGCCATCCATGAACACATATTGGCGCAATTTTAGGGGCAGAACAATCCTTAGTCAGGGAGGCAGGGATTACAAATTAGCGGTGCAGGAATACGTTACAGTCAACAAAATACCTAGTTTTGGCGCAAACAGGCTTATGGCGATTATTACTATCTTCCCAAGGGATAGACGCAGCATTGACTTAGACAATAGACTAAAAGGCTTATTTGACGCATTGCAAGATGCAGGCGTGTTTGACGATGACGGACAGTTTGACAAAATAGAGATTGCAAGGGGGTCGATTAAATCAGGCGGCGGTTGTACAATTGTGATAGCTATCTTGTGAGGTCACTATGGACTATCCTGCCGTTTTCGTGTCTACCTTGTTCCACAGCGGGACAAATGCACACTTTATGCACTTGCAAACCGACAGCTACGCCAAACACGTTGCGCTGAACGAATACTACGACACGATCATTGAGCTAGTCGATAAGTGGGCAGAGGCGTATCAAGGCAGCTATTCAATCATCAAGTCGTACCCAAAAGACTTCCACTTAGCCACCGATCCCGTTAAATACATCACAGGCGTAAAAGCGTTCGTAAAAGACATTCGTGACGAACTGCCTAAAGACTCTGAATTACAAAATATTGTGGACGAGATTGCTGACTTAATCGACTCAACTCTTTACAAGCTAAAGGCGTTCAAATGAAAGCGGGACTCTACGCCAATATTCTTGCTAAACAAGAGCGCATCAAGCAAAGAAGATGCAAGGGCAAAAGCTAAGAATATCAGCGAACGCAATAAGTAGGCTAAACTATTCATACTTAAACTACCACAATTGGGTAAGTAATGAAGATCGAACAAGTCGCAGTCACGGCGCTAATACCTTACGCTAAGAACAGCAGAACGCACGATGACGCACAAATTGCCCAAATAGCGGCAAGCATTAAAGAGTTTGGCTGGACTAACCCAATTCTAGTAGACGGGGAACGGGGCATCATTGCGGGCCACGGCAGGCTTATGGCGGCTCGAAAGCTAGGCATGGCAGAAGTACCAGTCATTGAGCTCAAAGACCTGACCCCCACACAAAAGAAAGCCTACATCATTGCAGACAACCGATTAGCGTTGAACGCAGGGTGGGATGACCAGTTGCTAACCATTGAGCTCAACGAGTTACTTGCAGATAAGTTTAGCTTAGACTTGCTAGGATTTAATGCAGACGAGCTCAATGCGCTGCTAAACCCAGTAGAGATAAACGAGGGCTTGGTAGACGAGGATGAAGTGCCTGAACCGCCACCAGAGCCGATCACCAAGCTAGGTGACGTTTGGATACTTGGCAACCATAGACTTATGTGCGGGGATAGCACTAGCATTGACGCTGTGGATAAGCTAATGGAAAGCCAACGATCAGACATGGTGTTTACTGATCCACCATACAACGTAGCCTTTAATGGTCGCAGCGGTAAGTTTGACGTTATTAAAAATGACAACTTACCCAAAGATGAGTTTGATGCCTTTATTAAGGATTGGCTGCAAACCTTTAACGTAAACAAGCCAAATAGCTATTACATCTGTTGCAACTGGGCTTTTTACGGGTTGATGCAATTAGAGTTAAAACCAAAGGCTTGCATTGTGTGGGCAAAGAACGTTTTTGGCTTAGGTCGTGGCTATAGGCATCAGCACGAATTCATTATCTTTGACGGGTTAATTGATCCGGATATAAAAAATGAATCTGACTTATGGCAAATTGCTAAAGACACCAAGTACAAACACCCTACTCAAAAGCCTGTCGCATTAAGTGAGCGAGCCATTAAAAACAGCACTAAGCCAAACAACATAGTTTTAGATTACTTTGGTGGTAGCGGCAGCACTTTAATTGGCTGTGAAAAGACAGGGCGCAAAGCTAGAGTTATGGAACTTGACCCAATTTACTGTGACGTAATAGTTAAGCGTTGGGAAAACTTTACAGGCAAGAAAGCAGTTCTTTCGGAGTTATAAAATGGCTCAAGGTGTAAAACATAAGCCAACTCAAGCAGATAGGGATACGGCAAAGCGTTTATCGGCGCTAGGTTGCCCACATGAGGACATTGCCATACGCTTGAAAATCTCAGCCGATACCCTGACCAAGTATTACCAGACTGAGCTCGACGAAGGCAGAATTGACGCTAACTCAGCCATTGCAGGCACATTGTTTCAGCAAGCTAAGAATGGCAACACGGCAGCGGCTATCTTTTGGCTAAAGACTAGAGCTAGGTGGAAGGAAACAGACCGCCATGAGATTGCTGGCGCTGATGGTCGTGACCTGGTGGTTAAATGGGCAGAGAACTAATACTGCCGTACTCGCCCAGACGGGTATTTAAATCATTTCATAACCGCAGCGAACGTTGGGCGTGCCTGGTGGCCCATCGTCGTGCCGGCAAGACGGTCGCAGCTATAAACGACATTATCAGGGCAGGCTTGATGTGCAAAAGCCAACAGCCGTTGTTTGCTTACATTGCCCCGTACCGTAGCCAGGCTAAGTCTGTGGCATGGGATTACCTGAAACACTTTGCAGCACCAGTTCTTGCATCAAGCAACGAGGCCGAACTGACCATTGAGCTAATAACTGGCGGCAAGATACGCTTGTTTGGGGCTGACAACGCTGACGCAATGCGTGGGCTAGGCTTTGATGGTGTGTTTATGGATGAGTACGGTGACTTCAGGCCTAGCGTATGGGGTAACGTCATTCGACCAACATTGTCAGACAAGCAAGGGTGGGCTGTGTTCGCTGGCACACCAAAAGGCAAGAACCAGTTTTGGCAGATATTTGAAACAGCCAAGAAAACGCCTGATGAGTGGTTTCACCTTGTCCTAAAGGCTAGTGAGTCTGGACTGCTACCTGATACAGAATTGAAAGCTGCTGCCGCACAGATCAGCGATGACCAGTTCTTGCAAGAGTACGAGTGTTCGTTTGAGGCGGCAATTCTTGGCGCTTTCTATGGCGAGGACTTACGCAAGATCACAGATGCCGGTCAGGTCAGGCGTGTTGATTACGATCCGCACCTACCCACATACACGGCTTGGGACTTGGGCTATCGAGATGACACGGCTATTTGGTGGTATCAGGTGGTACGCAACGAAATCCACATCATTGATTATTTTGCAATAAGTGGTGCAAACATTGCAGAAATAGCTAAAATAGTCGTAGAAAAGCCGTATAAATACGCAAAACATTACCTACCGCACGATGCAAGGGCAAAAACTCTAGCAGCAGCGGGTAAGTCAGTCATTGAGCAGTTAAGTGAGTATCTAGGCATCAACAACATGGCTATCGTGCCTGACTTGTCGGTGCAAGACGGGATTCAAGCGGTGCGTCAAATGCTGCCGCAATGTTGGTTTGATGCAGAACGAACGCACGATGGGCTAGAGGCACTAAGGCAATATCAGCGTGAATACGACGAGGACAAGAAAGCATTTAGGCAAACACCACGGCATGATTGGACAAGCCACCCAGCAGATGCGTTCCGAATGTTGGCGATTGCTTGGAGGTTAGAGCCAAAGGTCAAGCAGCCAGACATGGTTAAGCCGTTGATTGTCGGGCCTGAGAACACAGTAACTTTGAATGATATGTGGGCAACCCACACAACAAACCGGAGTAGAAGATTATGAGCGGCGTACCACAACCTTATGAATATCAATACGAACACGTTGCAGCAAGTCAGACCGCACAAGTTTTAGGCAACACAGGCGCAGTTGGTGACTATTTACATCGTTTAATTTGTACTGTTGCCACAGCGGCAACAGGTGGCGTTACCATCATCGATGGCTCATTCTCGCACGTTCTTTTGCCAGCAGTAGCGGGAACAGGCGTTAACGTCTACAACATTGAAGTAAACGCTATTTCTCGTAGCGGGCCGTGGAAGGTCACAACTGGCGCAGGCGTAGAAGTAATAGCCGTTGGTATCTTCAGCGCATGATCGTAGCAAGCGTATTGCGGTCAGGCGGTGATTTCAAGCCTGAACACGTCTATGCGCTGCAAAAGATGTGCGCTAAGTATCTGCCACCGCATGAGTTTGTGTGTCTGTCGGACGTTGAGTTGGAGTGCAAAACCATCCCTTTGATGCATGACTGGGTTGGTTGGTGGGCAAAGATGGAATTGTTCAGGCTACCAAGTGCGCTGTATTTTGATCTCGACACGGTGTTAACTGATGACTGCACAGCAATGATTGAGGCGGCAAAGCAGCACGATTTTGTGATTATGCGTGACGTTTATCGGGGCAAATACAACCCGAAAGCCATGCAGTCAAGCATGATGTATTGGTCGAAACCTGTTGATTTGTATGACAAGTTTGCAGCATTACAGATGTACACAGCGGGTGGTGACCAAGCTTACATTGAACACTTTATGCGGGACAAAGTGACGTACTGGCAAGATATTGCAGATGGGATTGTGAGCTTTAAGGCTGATGTGCTGCCAAACGGGTTAGACGATGCCAAGGTTGTGATATTCCACGGCAAACCTAGACCGTGGGAACAAACAAGGATACCGTATGAAATTGGTTGAAGGCTGGCAAGTACCTGATATTGACGAGTGCTGCATCAATGCGCTCTTGGTTGAGTTGCCAGACTTGAATGTCAGCTATACCCACATGAACCAGTTCCGCACAGTCATTCAGGCCGGTGGCAATATCGGTGTTTATCCCGCAACGATGGCAGGGCAATTTGAGCGTGTGATTACAGTCGAGCCTGATTTAACCAATTACCAAGCGTTGCTGCTAAACGTTGCAGGCCATGACAACATTGAGCATCATTGGGCTGCATTTGGTGACAAAATTGGCACAGCGTCAGTCGATCACCCATACCCTGAGAACATTGGGGCGCACCAGTTAAAGGCTGGCAATGACGTTCGGGTGCTGACAATTGACTCTTTGTGCGTAGATAACTGCGATTTCATTCAGTTAGACATTGAAGGCTACGAGCATTTAGCATTGCTTGGGGCTGAAAGAACCATTAAAAAGACGTATCCGGTTATCACTCTTGAGTTGAAAGGCTTGGGCAGTCGTTATGGATACACCGACGAGGACACAATCGGGTTACTCCAAGGTTGGGGCTATGAGATTGTCGGGCGGGTAAACCGTGACGTAATTTTTGCGAGATACTAAGATGGAAGCATTGACTGGCGTTCAAAAATGGCTAAACGTAATCAGCCAATACGACAACGAGTTTAAGAAGTGGGAGGCTCGTACTCAAAAGATAGTTAAACGCTATCGTGATGACAACCGTAACCAAAACACAAACGAAACCGCTAAATTTAACATTCTGTGGTCTAACGTACAGACGCTAATCCCTGCTGTTTATGCCAGGTTGCCAAAGGCTGACGTATCTCGACGCTTTGGGGATAACGACCCAGTTGCCCGTGTTGCGAGTCAATTGATAGAACGTGCCTTGGACTTTGAGATTGAGCATTACACCGATTTCAGATCGACCATGAAACACGCAGTTGAGGACAGGTTCTTGGGTGGTCGAGGCGTGGCATGGGTGCGTTACGAGCCGCACGTTCGGGCGCAAGATATTCCTGAAGATGGTTTGCAAGTGACCGAAGATGTGGACGAGGTTGACAGCACAGGTCAGCAAGTCAAAACCGCTATGACGCTTGATGGCGCTATGGGCGAAGAAATCGAGCCACAAGAGGAAATTGAGTACGAGTGTGCGCCTACCGATTATGTTCATTGGAAGGACTTTGGACATTCCGTTGCACGGACATGGGAAGAAGTCACTAGCGTTTGGCGCTGGGTGTACATGACAAAAGACAGCCTGATTGAACGATTTGGCGAGGAAATGGCTAAATCTATCCCGTTAGATGCAGGGCCGGAAACCAATAAACAGTATTCAACACAATCCAAAGACTTCACACGGGCTAAGATTTGCGAAATTTGGGACAAAGAAAGCGGCAAAGTTTACTGGATCAGTAAGAGTTGCCCAAACATTCTTGACGAGCGTGATGATCCGCTAGAGCTTGAGAACTTCTTTCCGTGTGCCAAACCTTTGTACGCCACAATGACGAGCGACACGCTTGTGCCTGTGCCAGACTTTGTGTTGTATCAAGACCAAGCGACAGACTTGGACATTTTGACTGACCGCATTGACGGGTTAGTTAAAGCGTTGCGTGTTCGTGGGGTCTATGACGCATCACAACCCACATTGCAGCGTCTTTTGACTGAGGGCGATAACAACACATTGATTCCAGTCGATAAGTGGATGGCGTTCTCGGAAAAAGGTGGATTAAAAGGGTCGATTGACTTGTTGCCAATTGATGTGATGGCGGCAACGCTCATGCAATGCTATCGAGCAATGAATGAAATCAAAACCCAAATCTATGAAATTACAGGTATTAGTGACATTATTCGGGGACAGGGACAAGCCTCTGAAACCGCTACGGCACAACAGATTAAGGGTCAGTATGCAGGACTGCGCTTGCGCTCGATGCAAGAAGATGTTGCCCTGTTTGCGAGTGAGCTATTCCAGTTAAAAGCCCAAGTCATTTGCACTAAGTTCCAGCCCACAACTATCCTTATGTACGCTGCCGCACAAGGTATGCAGCCGGCAGATCAGGCGCTAATCCCGCAAGCGTTGCAACTAATCCAAGACAAACCGCTACGCTCGTTCCGCATCCAAGTAGATTCAGATAGCCTGGTGCAGATTGATGAAAACCAAAACAAACGTGAGCGAGTTGAGTTTTTACAAGCGATGGGTGGGTTCTTGACGCAAGCGTTGCCAATGGGTCAACAAGCGCCAGAGTTAGTGCCTATGCTGATCGAATTGGTTAAGTTCGGCGTTGCTGCATATAAGAAGGCCGCACCGATTGAGGGTATGATTGACCAAGCTATGCAACAGTTGCAGATGAAACAGCAGCAAATGGCGCAGCAACCACCACCGCCAAACCCTGAAGTCATGAAGATGCAGGCAGAGCAGCAATTTGAGCAAATGAAGATGCAAGCTCAAGCCCAAAACGAGCAAATGAAGATGCAGGCCACGGCGCAGGCTGAACAACTGAGGGCGCAAGCCGATATTCA